CCAGCCTCAGTGCCAGCGTCCGTAACCAGATGGCGAATCATCGACTGATAATGTTTCTTCTGCTCCGCTGTCAACTCAACCTTACGCGTCTGTATTACGGTGTCTGGCAGATCGAAGCACTCGTCTCTGGTATAGCGCACCGCTGGCTGCAATACGTTCTTTACAAGGTCCATACTGTTTGGACGCGGCGCCCATTTATACATACCAACTTTCATCATCACTTGGTCTCTGAACGCAGTGAAGCTGGATGGTACGAACGGGCTATTAACTAGTCTGGATAATGTCCATGCGTCAGTCGGATCGTTAGGCGTCGGTGTGCCGGTCATCAACCACAAACGCGTGTCTGGATTGCGGTCCATGTACTTACGCATTACGCGGTAACGCATCGTGCTATGGTTACGTAACACCGCAGCTTCGTCCACGATGATAAGATCGAACATGCCGTCCGTGATTTCCGATATGATCGGAAAGCCATCATGGTTAATGATATAGAAATTACAGTCAGTCTTGAGTAGCTTGCGTCTACGGTCGGCTGTGCCATGCAGCACAACAGCTTTACGATGCGGGAAGCCGAAGAAGATAGCGTCACCCCACACGCGCTCTAGTGTAGAGAGCGGAGAGATAATCAGAATCTTCTTAACCTGCTTGGTCTTAAGCAGATAGTCGGCAGCCCATAGCGCACTCTGGGTCTTGCCTGTATTGCCTGTGGCAAACACGCACCCATTACGGCGCAGGATAAGGAAGGTGCTTGGCACCATAAAGCAATACTTATACCCATCAGTAGATGGTTCTGCATAAATCGTATTCGATTTACCCTCCGCAGACCAGCCGGTTACGTATAGCAACGCTGCTTTATTACGTGCATAAACCACGTAGTCTGTTCCATTGTCTCTCTCATACGTAGAAAGCGAGGCTGTATGCCCGGTGGCAGAGAAGGCGTACTGAATAAAGTCAGCAGACTCTTTATCTCTGGAGAAAAATTCTACGCCCCCGCGCTTGCGCGTCGTTCCATCCCAATGCGACACTTCATCAACGATGACACGCAACTGGTGGCGCGTTGCAGCCATCGCCCAATCGGCATAGGTCTTGATGCGCTTCGGTGCGTTGAACTTAAAGATTGTGAAGCCAAGCGCAGAGTCATACTCAGGGTCACGCTCAACCCACTGAACATTCGCAGCCTTCAGTAGTTCACGTAGACGTAGCTTCTTACGCTCTTTCTTAACGCGGATTGTACACCGGTTCGTAGAGGAATTAGCTGAGAAGTGTCCATCTGCAAGCACGGCGACCTGTAGACGCAGTTCCTCATCAGACAGTGGTATGCCACCGCCGCCGTCGGTATCGAACGTAGTGATTATACGTCCCTTCCACCCACGGGTAGCCTTATCATGGGCAGCCATTACCTCATGAGCCTGACGCACCATACGACGACCAGTGCTAGAAACATAAAGGACACGATGCTCAGGACTAAGTAGCTGGTCAATGCCTCTGCTTGTCTTGAAGCGGATCATCTCATCGCATGGCTTCTTAACAAACTCCGGTTCACTAACGAAGTCTATCTTACCAGTGGTAGGCCAGTACTGAGCTACTGCGCCGCCGTTATAGTCAGCGATACGCCGCCATCCGTTAGGAGAAAGATACTCCGTATCAGCGTCTACGCAGCCAATCTCGTTAAGCACCAACGCACGTTGGTTAATCGTAAGGAACGCAGCAGTCTCCCGCTGGTGTTCGTACGGCTTAAACCTACCGGGCCAGTCGTAGTAGTGCAGTATAGGCGATGGGGCGTCGATGCCCATGTTACGCAGCACACGCACTTCATCCAGCCGGTGCGGAGCCACAACGATGTTGGGGCGCAGCGCCTTTGCAGTAGGTATCGTCTCCAGCACACGCGCTGGGTAGTCCAGCTTTAGCGCAAGCGCCTTGGCTCTTTCGACTACAAGCATTTCATCGCCTCTTTAATATATTCTATTGCTTCTTCAAGCGTAGCATCATCGTAGACAAGGAAGCATTTGCCGCCCGCCGCTTCGATCTTACGCATACAATCTACCTGCAAGCGGGTAGGTTTCTTAGACCTATCCGCTTTACATTCTATACCAACCATATGACCGTTCGCGCAGATGATCCTATCTGGAACACCTGACCTACCAAACGGACCGGCTTGCGGACTGAAGAACCAAATCTTCAGTTGTTGCAAAGCCCTATCGACCTTCAGCTTTATTTTCGCTTCGGGTGTAGCCATTATATTGTTCCTACTTTACACAGATGTCAAGTTCACTCGTACGATTTTTCCCCGCCTATAACTTTTAATTCTGGGGCTAGGGCTTTAAGTTCTGCGATGTGTCCAGCGCCGACAAAGTACGCTCCAGAAGTCTGCTCAAGTAAAAACTTATTGCGGCGGTCTTCCATTTTCTTGGCTACCTTTCCGGCAGGGTTAGGATATTCTGTCCAGTTAGAAGGCCACATTTGTTTTTCGCCAGTCTCTAAAAACTTTGTTACGTTTTGCTTGGTAGCTACCTCATTAGCCATATCTAAGAAGTCTAGCTTGTCAGTGCTTATAGCTTTTAGAAATTTGCGTAACGTCTCTGCGTCAAAGTCTCGGTCTTTGAAGTAAGACACCAAGTCTTGGTTAGCTATGATGCTATCGAATATAGATTTGTTACTAACTAGTTTTCCTACCTGTTTATTACCTCTTATGTTGGTAAACAACGGAGCTATAAATTCATATGGGTATCCATTTATCTGGCGCGCAAGACTGCGATCCCACGAACCACGGTATTCAGTAGGATAAGAACCCCTATCGCCACCGTCGCCTTCATACCAAGCGCCGTATTTATCGCTTATTGCATCTATGCGTGACCTCAATTCCTCGGTGAGTGGTATCTGTAGAGTATGCGGTACCCCAACATATACTTTCTTATCACCTTCAAATATAATTCCATACGGTGCGTCACTCATGGCGATCTCCTATCTAGTGTAAGCGAACTCACAAAAATTTTTACATGGGCAGTATCCACACAGACCGCTTGGTTTAGCGGGCCAGTTCTCATTCTCAAGTGAGTGTTCAATGCGCTGCGTTTTGGTCAGCACTTTGTTCCACAGTTCATGCTGGTCTTTACGTGTGTATGTCCTGCGATCCATAGCGATGTCTTTAATCCAGATGAAACTGGATGTGACCTTGTTGATGTGCGGGTAGTGCGCGAACACTTGCAACGCAAACAACTCCAACTGTGCGAAGTCTGGTCTGCGCTTTCCTGTTTTCCAGTCTGCGACAACAGCCGTGGTGTCTTTAGATACGATTATGTCCAGCTTCGACCGCATCCATGCGTCCTTCGCCCACCATGTCGTTGGCGTTAGGTCAATCGTCAGCGTCATCTCTGCTTCGGCGCGCAGGATTCCACCTTTAGCCAGCTTCTCCAGTGACGCAACGATTGGCTCGGCATGTTTCAGTTCATCTGGTAGTTCAACTTTATCGTTCACTCTATCTTCAAGATATTTATGTATGCGTTCTCCGTGCTTGCTGGCCTCGCCACCCTGATCCACCACCGTCTTAGCTATACGCTGGTGGTAGTACCGGTATGGGCAGTTCTCATATAGCTTCAGTGATGAATAAGAGTGGCTAAGGTTCATCGTGGCATCTCTACTTTTTTAAGTTCTTATACCGCCGCACAGAATGTAAGACCGACGCATGATCCCTGTTAAACAATCGACCTATTTTCGGGTACGACCATTTAAGTCGGTTGCGAATTGCCACATAAATCTCTTGCCGTGCGGCAATATACAGGGCTGATTTATTGTGCGCGAACACATGCTCCCAACGTAGATTATGTTTCTGCAAGATTGGTTCTATACAACTCTCCGCTTCCTTGCGTAGTTCGTTTACGATTTGTTTGTCTAGTTTATATAACACCATCGCGGTACACCTTCACTCCAGCTTCCTCGAACATAATGCGAGACACTTCAAATTCTTCTTCTGGCATCTTGGTAGTGCCGGGGCCGACATGAACTTGGATAATGCCAGCTTGAATAAGTGACCTCGCACACCGACTGCATGGCTCATGGGTCACGAACGCCGACCCACCTTTTAATCGTGCGCCCACACGCGCTGCGTGAGCCACAGCATTTTCCTCTGCATGGGCTGTCCATAGATATTTAGCTGGCCTCTCCATACGTTCATGCTTATCTTCGACGCCACGAGGGATTCCATTATAGCCGGTCGCAGCGATGACCTTATCTTCAGTCACCACAACACAACCGACCTTGGTGCTTGGGTCTTTGGATCGCTCAGATATTTTGCAAGCCAAGTCCATAAAGTAATCTTCCCAACTCATGGTCATTGGTTCTTTCCTGCTCTCGTATCAACCCAAAAGATAAACATACCGGAGACTAAGCCGAAGCTGAAGAAGAATAGATACAGCCCAGAGTCAGTTAGCATTTCTGTGTACGTCATTTGCACTCTCCATAATTCAACCCGTAGTCTGCTTCACATGCGACGGGTAAATCCGCCGCCCATTTAGGTGGCGTTGACATGACCTCGATCATATACGCCTTGGCTTCTTCCACCTCATCGGCATCGCAGAGGATAACCACCTCATCGTGTACCTGAAGAACGACCTTGTAGCGTTCACCAATCTTAACCATCTGCTCGGCTACAACTATTCTGGCTAATCCTTGGACTAGGTTTTCTGTGACCTTACCACCATAAACACGTATGAATTTGTCTGTGTTTACTGGCTTGCCAAGCACTCTATCTTTCAACGCTTCACGATACACACGACCGTCCGCTGCGTACGCATAGCCTTGGCCGTTCGGCATCTCAGTTAGCATCGGATATTTAATAGCCAAGCCGTTCGGCATTTGGATACCATCGTCCGTTAACTGAATGTGAGGGGAGTGTGGGATGAGAGTGAAGTCTTGCTTGGCGTATATCCTTTCAAGCGCCGCGCTACAGCGATTCCAGAACGACGCAATCTTGTGGTTCTTCGTGCGATAGAGTTTGACAATACGTTTGGCTTCGTACGTATCTAAGTTTACCCGCATACCACCAGCGCCAATAGCCAACGTCGCTTTGAACTTCTCAGCGCCCATGCCATAGCCAAGGCCAAGGATACAGGTCTTACCTACGAAGCGTTCGATCTTGTCAGCCTTCGTAACCTTCTTGCCATACACATCAGTGGCGAACTCAGAATAAACGTCACGCCCTTCACGGAACGCATCTAGCAAATCATTCTGTTCTGCCACCCATGCAACGACACGGGCTTCGATCTGCGATGAATCGCAAGCGACAAGCATCTTACCCTCTGGCGCACACAGCGATTTGCGTAGCGCACCACCACGCGGCAAGTTCTGTAGGTTCATCTTATCGCCGCCACTGAAGCGGCCAGTGTGCGCGCCGTAGTAGTTAAGCAAGATAGGCAAAGGCCCACGATCTGCGACACCTATCAACGAACGTGTACGTGTTTCTTCCAGCGTTGATTTAACGCCAAGCCTAGCAGCCGCAGCGTTCTGGATACTTTCGTCTGGATGCTCCAACAAGTCCGTGAATCCGCGATCAGTCTTGCTGAAAGCGTAGGTCTGTTTGCCAGTGCGCTGGCTAGTCTTTGTCGGTGGTTGCACACCACGCACGGCAAGATACTCAGCGAACTTTTCATTCGACATGAGTATCTTCTTAGCTTCTTCTTCAGTGCAGTCTAAGCCAAGCGCCTCAACCAGATTAGATTTCTTGGCGATTACGTTTTCGAGGTGGCGTTCAAGCAACAACTTATTAATAACCAACGTCGGCTCTGTGTAGAGACGAAGCGTCTGATCTATCAGTCTTAGTTCTGACGCAGGAAAACCTTTACGCAGTTCCAGAAATAACTTGTAGGTTAAGTCAACGTCGTTGCGGCAGTAGTCACCGTAGCGCGCCATCTCATAGGAGTCGAAGTCTGCGCGCCGTTTGCCAATCGCATTGACAACCTCATCGCCTTTAGCGCCAAGTCGGTAGTATTCCACCAACGCTTTGAGCGATCCACCTACAGTGATGGCATGTCTTGGACGCGCCATAGAGAGAGTATCCAGCCATAACCGTGGCTTGATATTGAAGTGGTGCGCGAGGATTAGACCATCGAACGCTGTGTTGTGGCAGAGAATAGCTTTATCTTTATAGTCCAGCGACCGGAGAAAGCGACCGGGGTTCTCGCCAGAATAAAAGTCAGTCTGGTGATCGTTAACCTTTATGCCGACTCCGATAACTTCAAAGCGTGGGTCACGCACGTATGCTTCCGTTGTCATCTTGGACAACGAGAACTCTTTGTCATAGTAAGTTTCAAAGTCGATGGTCACGATGTCCATTACACACCCATTCTTTTCTTTGCCTCGGCAGCTACCCTGTATGCTTCGATCACATCAGGGTATTGTGTCTGCGTAAATTCCAGAAACGACTCCAGCTTCTTCAGTCTTTCATCTGTTTCTGTAAAATTATACTGCACTTGGTTCACAACTTGCTCCAGCAAGTGCGTGTCCACAATGCTGTTGCTTATGCCTCTACTATCTGTGTATTGCCTAACTGGATGGACAACCATATACATTTCATCACCTCAGTATCTTTTCTTTTGCTTTGTATGCTACCCACAACTCACTCATATGCGTATCGGTGGCAATGACATGGCGAAGAAAGTCAAGCATCATCTTCAGTTCCTTAACGTCACTGCCGGTAATAGTTTGATCCTGTATCTTTAAAGTCCCCTGTATATCCATGTGGTTATGTGGTGCCGTGGAAGATGCAGTTGATGTAGTCCATGAAGGACTGCTTGCGATTGCACCCGTTGTTACACTGCGTGATAAGCTACTCACATCCAAATACCTCTTGCTCATAGCCGCACCGAAGGTAGCCGGGGCCGTAGCCCCGGCGTTGTTATTACTTAACGCGGTTATCTACGCCTACGCCTCTACGTTCGTATGCTACTAGGAACAAAACACAACACGCTGCGTGGGCAAGATGAGGCTTGCCACTCTCAGGATCATACGTTTCTCCACGCCACCACGCCCACATATGGCGCATCAATGCAGAGAACGGACGACTCCATTCCATACCACGCTCCCAGTTGCGCTCACCATACTTAGCAGCGCCATACTGTAGCACCTCAAGCACATTGTCGATGGCATCCGACGGAAGCAAATGCCAAGGGAGTTTACCCTCATCATTTTTTACGGCTTCCACATAGACCGGCGCGGCTGCGGTCGGATGCTTAGTCTTTGTCTTTAGCTGTGCAAGTTCCATAGACAGTTGGTCATCGACACGATTAAGGATTTCACTCAGAGGATTATCAGTCATTGCTCTACTCCATTGCTTCTACAGTCTATTTTATATTCACTTACTTGCTTACACTCGGTGTTGTATCGGTTCTTCGATTTGTAATACACACCGTTAGTGTCTAGGTTATACGAGCATCCTGCCAGCAGAAGCATGGCAAGTATTAGCAGCCCGTATTTATTCTTCATCAAGGTAATGCTCCGATAACGGTGAACGCTCTAACGGAAGTGGTGTAGTAGGCATTGAACTTCCCACCATGCGCCCACTTGCATCGTGATACGTAACCATATTGCCAACTTGTAAACTGCTACCGACCATCCTCCCTTCACCATCGAAGAAGATCGTCGAATCAGTCGGTGATCCTCGCATGTTATTATAATACACAGTCTGCGCGGACGCAAACGCCAATGTGATGACAATGTTAATCACCACCATCGCTATTACTTTCAGCATCACACTTCTCCATATCTTCACATAGCTTGCGCGCTATGGTCATCTCTCCAGCACAGTGGCTACATGATTTGGTTACAGCCAGTTCGAGAGTCTCTCGTAACTGCAATATAAGTTGTTCCTGTTTCTCTACATGTCTGATAACCCTCCGTAATAGTTCGACATCAACCAACCGCGTCCCAAGGCGATAGCGTTGGGGATCGAGATACTCGTTAAGTTCTAGCTTTATATTCATCAGAACCCTCTCCATCCCATCAGCGCCAGCAATCGTCCGGGCTTGCGCTTATCTAGTATTTTACCCCCCACCTTGGGCAAATGCCTAGTGTTATTAGGCTTCTCTTTAGGCTGCTTGGGCGGCGGGTTTGCTTCACGCTCGGCACGACGACGCGCGTTAGCTTCCCTAACTGCTTTGATCCTAGCCTCTCTAGCCCGTTGGGCATTGCGCTCCCGTTCTTCTGGCGGGATAGCCTCCATTTTCTTACGTCGGCGTTCTGCATTTATCAGTCTCCGCTTCTCAAGATATTGTGCTTTGAACTCAGGGTCTGCATCCAGTCTAGCTTTCAAAGTCTGGTAGTCAGAGATGTTATTTAGCTTGCGCTCCCTACGCTTCTCATTCCATCGTTCCAGCCGTAACTGCTTTAACTCTGCGCTTCGTTCAGCTTTTTCAGCCGTCTTTCTAGTGCGCTCTGCAATAGCTTCTGGAGTATTGCGCGCTTCTGCTCGTCGCGCTTTACGCTTTTCGTTGTCGCGTTGGCGCTGCTCTGCCCACTTGTCTGGGTTCTCCCGTCTCCATTTGTATTCGGCTTCTCTCTTTCTTTCACGGTATGCCTTGCTCCACTCTGCGGGTTTCTCTGGGTGGTTCTTTATGTAATCCTTTATATATTTCCTTGCCTTCACTGGATCGCGCTTAGTCTTACGGCGACGGGCGCGCAGCTTATCCTTCTGCTCTGGCGTCATACGCATGTGGTGTAAGCGACTCTTAACAACTTGGAAGGTTAGCCCAAGCCGTTCGGCTATGACGGAGTATTTAACTCCGTCATTCGCCATTGCTAATATCTGCTGGTTAATCTCACTCAGCATCACCGAATACCTCGAACTCACGGCGCAGTGGAACGCTCAAGTCTTTGAGAAGATACATGGCTGTATCCAAAACTTGTTTACCGGACATCACACCATAGGTCTGGCCTCTCGCATACTGCACAAAGCTACGCATAAGATTATCTTCGAAGGTTCCTTCCTTCATATTGCCAACAAGCGAGTCGATATACGTGCCATCAAAGTCATACCGATACGACCAACGGTTGGCATCCGACAGGCCCATCTCATTGATAAGCGCATCGAACACACCAAGTTTATGGCGAACCTTCAAGCCGTTCTTGAAATTGCGAAGGCAACGCAGCCAAGTCTTGCGCTTCTCTGGCACAATGGTATGCGTAAAATCAGGGCGCGAGTTAATGTAATCGCCACTTACCATGTCGATCTTGACGCCCTTGAAATATTCCTGCGCTTCGCTGCGTAGTCTTTCCCAATTATTGGTAGTAACCCCCCATTTCTGCACTTTCGTTCCAATCCATTTCATATGACCGATACGATACTTTAACGGGCCAACTCGCATGGATTGGACAGGGACGATCTGATGGAACGACATAGCGATAGTGTTGTGATAAGACCGATACTGCTCGACCGTTGGCAGATATTCCAACACGTTGTCGGATGTGATCCGCGCAACTGCCAGTGCGTGAACGTGAATAACATACGCATCGCCGTCTTTAAGCAAGCGACCGAATGACAGAAGGGGTTTACCCTTCTGCTTATCTTTGGCGCTATCAAACAAACGCACAGCATCGGTATAAGATTCAATCATCGGCATGGTGACTCTCCCTTAAACCATCTTGTTAAATGTAGCCATCGCAGTCAGGCTTGCGGTGTCAACCTCTGGCTTCTCAATCAGTTCTCTCTTTTTCTTTTCAACAACCTGCGAGTGTTTGTCCTTGGCATACTGCGGGATAAAGTCCCACAGCGGGGGCCACTGTTTAATGGCAGCGCCAAGAGTTGTATTGTTATTGAGGATCGCCCGCACCCCACTAACAAACTGGTCACGCGAATCGGCTACGTCTTTGACACGCTTATGCCAATCTCTGAACGCAGCTTCTAGGCTATCCCACAGACCGGATTCATTCAAACGCAACACAATATGAACTGTGTTCCCATAGGAATTGTTCTTCGCAAAGTGTGGCTTCGTAGGAATATCATACGGCCACGGCATTGGCTGACTCGTATGAAAATCATAATGGATGGACACGCCATTTACGCTGCTAACAATAAACGTATCGCTCATTCTAAAATAACCATCTGGCAATGCCAGCATACCATTGACGGTATCGGCAAACATTAGGTTATAGATTTCATCTCCGCTCATAGGAACGACGAGGCTTTTGTTAGCTGTGTCTATACGAGCATCGAAGGAAGCCCGCGCCATAGATTCAATGTTACGACGCAGATCATCAGACATACGAACGACGGCCATTGTTATTCTCCCATATCATTGGTTATGTGAACACGACCCATGTGCATGAACGCTTTAGCTTTGCCTCTTGCAATATCCTCGACAGCCTGTGCTACAAACCCTGCCATGTCTCTGGCTTCGTCGCGCTGCGAGTGCAGCACTATGATCCACACGGTCTGTGCTAAGCACAGACCACAGAGAAGGGCAGCTAACAAACGTAATGATTCGTAATCCATTGCACTCTCCCTTTACATCTTGACCACTTCACCCCAAGGCGCTTTGTCTGTGCCGTTCGTAACCCACAGCACAGGGTAGTCAGGCATGTCGCCAAAGTCATTGCAATACAAATCGGTAAGCACGACACAAGCGACAGGGTTAATATTGTTTTGCTCAAGATACTGAAAGATGGGGCTGAACGCTGTGCCGCCACCACCGTGCGGCTCAATAACAACCTCATCGTCACGACCATAGTGATCGTAGTGACTAACCTCACTGTCAAAGTAAACGATATGTAGCGCAGACGGGTTGCCATCCTCCTTCATGGCTTTGATTTCAGTAGCAAACTCATTGAGTTCACGCTGACCGATAGAGCCAGAGCAATCAACGGCAATGGCAATCTCACCAAGAACCTCGCCAGTGATGGACGGCATATACAAACCCTGCGCCAAGAACCTACGGTTGGGGCGGGCGAACGTGCGCTGATCCGTCTTGGCTTTCTGCACAAACCGACGCAACACATCCTGCCATGCAACCTTGGGCTGCAATACTTCGTCAACAAAACGCTGCATGTTAGCCGACAGTTTACCCATCATCTTCGCGGCTTGCGCGGCTTGGGCAACTTTGACACGCCATTCTGCGGCTTGTTGTTCCTGTTCGGCAGGTGAACCTTCACCATCTTCCAGATCATTGCCAGCGCCACCGATGTCACCTCCACCTTCGCCGTTATCTTCCGGCAGTATGTTATAGATACCGTCACTGGTGCCACCGCCAGCGTTATAGGTAGCCTGATTGAGACAGCCGCCGTCGATAAACTTGCCAATCTTTTCATCGACAAGAAGCTGGTTAATCACATAGTCAGCCGCCTGATTCCAACGCTTGGCAGTCCGTCCATTGCGGCGATAGTTATGTTCGAGCATGGGATGGAGACACTCGTGAGCGACAAGGAATTTAAGTTCCTCATCAGTCAGCTTCTCAATAAACGCAGGGTTAAATCTAACACGCTTGCCATTGGTGCCAGCAGTCGCAATGGTTTCGTCCAGTTCGAACGGCATGTTAATGGCAACCGATCCGATGAAGGGATGCTCTAGGATTAGGCCAGTCTTGGCTTTCGATAACCGCTTGAGTAAGTCCATTGCCTTAGTCCTTTGTGTGTTCAGTTCACAGCCCGATGATGCACGACGTTGCGGCGCGTGTCAAGTCGCCGGAAAAGTGAGTCGCCGCAGCGTGTTACGCGATTGCCGCGACGACTCTTAGTGCTCTCTCGTTTCCAGTTTTCGAGTCCCACATAACCACCATGCAAGTCAGGTGAGACTATACAGTAGCAAACTGACAGCTACCGTATCCTACAAACCGTTCATATATACAGCCATCTTATCCATGATAGCTTTCGCTTCGGACGCAGTGTCGTGTCGCAAGTCAAGGTTGTTACGCAACGCCTCTGGATGATGGCCGATTAGTTTGGCTTCCACTTCTGCGCGCATCATCTCAAGGTTCGGGTCATCAGTAAAGTTTAACCTTGGCAGTAGTTCACATAATTCTTTGGCGTTCTCCACCATGCTGTCACGGAAGATAGCTTTGGGATCGGCCAGCTTGTCAGCAATATGTTTTACTTTGTCGAACAGTCGATCCCACACATCACGCACAGCCGCTTGCTGTGCAGTAGCAAGCCTAGCTTCTAAGTCACCACGAATATGGTTTAGTTCATCGTTCGATAACTGCACACGAAAGTCAGTGGAAGGCACAGGAAACACAGCCATATCCATCTTAAACTTATGAATAATCTCTTGCTCCGACGGGTAGTCAGCCTCGGAGTAGAGCGAACCAAGCACACGCTTGGCGATGGTTTTCATGTCATCGTAGTGGTCGATGAACAACGCAACGGCATACTCCCACTCCGCTTTCTGTTTACGGAAGTCAGTCATAAACGACAGGTAGTTAGCCGACGGAAGCATCTGTGTGCCATCCATCGCCCACGGCAACGTGTTCTGGTAGTAGCGTGTGCGGATCAGCGTGGCTTTCTTCTGCACGTTATCCAGATAATCGTTCATGGGAAGCAACGCTTTGTGATACCGGCCAGCAGATTTGCCAGCGTTGTGCATCGCAGCAACGTCCTCCGTAGCGCGCTTGTCATGCTTGCGCGCCGTCCACTGTGAAATGTTAAGCTGCACCAGCAGCGCACGATCATTGAGGTTCATGGTTAGTTCTCCTTGACAAACGAGAGTATGTAGCGGGGGGATTATCCTCCCGCCTTGCTAGAACAAAACGTCCTGATGCTTCACAGCCCATGTCGTAAACGCTTGGGTCGAAGCCAGTGATGGGTTCTTACGGGCGGCATAGCTAATGGTCAGCACAGAAAACTCAGGCGGCATACGCTCACAATACGTGCAGACACGGGAGAAGTTCGCATCGCTGGCGCGTTCAGCCAGAGCGCCCGATAAGGCATAGAGAGTCGCCGGATCGGAAGGCACATCGGATTTATCCGGGTTGAGCAAGATGGCGTCAGGATTGGGCAGCTTGCGGAAGATACGCATGAAGCCAACAAACTCAGCCGCAGCGCCTTCACCCACTGCGCCCTTGAAGCACTCATATTCGGACTCGGCTGGCACAACGCCAAGCACTGCGCTTACACCTTCGACCCAGCTACGGGGCGTAGGGTTGCTATCACGCTGCGGATCGAAGTCGTGCAATAGGTTGGGACGAAAGCGAAGGAACGAGATAACCTCCGGTTTAATGTCGTTGTCGATCATCCATTGGGTTGAGTCATCCAAGTGAGTGTCCAACTCAAGAACCGTTTCACGGTTACGCAGATGGCTAAGAACGCGGTTTGCGCCAGCACGATCAGACTGCCGATTGCCAGTAGAAACGACAGTCCAGTTATCAGCAAGAGGAACACCATGAAGATTGCGAGCTTGACAAATGTTCGCCAGCACCTTCTGAATATCTGCATTAGCTTGGTTCCTATCGTCGAAGCACAGCACACCGCCCTTACCATCGTCCCATGAGGAACCTTTGGCAGGAAACCAGTCAGGGATTTTATAGGTCAGCGTATCACCGCCGATAACGGGTATGCCAAAGTCCTCAACCAGCATCGTAGGAAGATGCCGTTCGATATAGTGTTTACCCATCTTATTGGCGACGGCATGAACAATGGTTGTCTTACCACCACCGGGCGCACCCTCGATGGTAGTTGTGCGATTGATAGAGATAAGAGCCGTAAGAGTAGCTTCTAACTGAGTCGGTCGCATGGTATTGCCTCTTGGTTAGTTTTTATTTGTGTGATTTGTTCACAGTCCGATCATCGCACAACACGTTGAGCGTGTCAAGTCGCCGTGATTTCAATGATTTACGTCGAATCGTTCGCCCAAGGATTGTAGCATTTCCAACCGATTGATTTCGTAAGAGAGCGAAGCCATCATCCCTTCATCTTGCTCCCACTCTGCGTCGTTAAAACGTGCGCGCAACCAACGCAGTTCAAGTTCGATTGATCTGGGTTCACTCATTCCTTCTCTCCCCTATAAGCGGCGCGGGCGGCGCGGAGGTCGTCAGTCATTGCGCTTATTCCCATCCTTGAACGCTTGTTTCTCAGCTTCCAAATCTCTGCATCTCAATTCCAGTTCCAGATGGTGCCTGTGCCTCTCCTCTAGCGCCGCTTCAAGAATGGCGATGCGGGCGGCGTATCCGTCTATCGTCTGTGACTGACCAAAATTAGCAGCGCGAAGAATTGCACAGTCAGCTTCCAAGTCCGCAATCAGCCTGTCCTTCGCTTCAAGAGCGTCGGCGGCTTCATTCATTGTCCGGTCATCTTCTATTTCTACACAAACGCTGCCGTGGCGCAGCCGTGCGATTAGGTCGTCACTCATGGCAATACCCCTTCTGCGTGAGGCGCTTGCGCGCCCATGACTGTTCAAACTTGGCGTAGTAACCATGGCTGTAGCGTTTGCAGTCCAGAGCCAGCCCGGCTTCGACCATTAACTGATTGATTTCCCTGCCATCTTCGAGGAAGCACCGCGCGACGACTCTAGTGTAGCTTGTGTTCTGGCTGGATGGTTCACAGCGCAGCGTTTGGCCCTTCGTGATGGTGCTGAGATATTCTTGGCTCTGCACACCGTAAGGCTCTGATAACTCAGGCGCATCTATGCCATGCAGGCGGACGTTTATCGCGCCGCTCTGGGTTCTCACCGTGAGCGTATCGCCGTCGTGGTTATGTTCGGGTATGCCCGTTATGGTTTTGAAGGCCACCAGACAAACACCAACGCATTGTGCGAAGGATGGAAGCGTAGCGAGCGTAGTGGTAGCCATCTTAACCTCCTATCCAACGCTGGATCGTCTCGGAGCCATCGGTCTTGGCCCACTTCTGCGCTTCTTCGATGCTTGGGAATGTCCGGGTTTTGTCAGGGTCGGCTGTATAGAACAGCCCACTCCCTTCAGCAGCCACCCATGCGCGCCTGTCATCGTTCCAAACCACGAACACGATTTTATCCTCGAACAGCATTGGTTTCCCCCTTTGGGTTGTTAGCTATATGCCTTCGCCAGCACGGGTTTGTTCATGTCGGGCGAGAACAGCCGCTTCTTATACCCATTGCCGATGTTAATGGACGAATAGTAGAGAACCGCTCTCGCCAGATCACCAGTGAATGAATACCGCGTTTTGTAGCCGCTCTTGGCCTTGCCCACTTGGACGAGAAACTGGGTCTGGGTAGTGTAAGCAATGCGCTTGCCGTCCAGCGTTGCTTCCTTAAATTCCATTGGTTTTCTCCCTCTCTTAGCCTTCCATCGCTGCATACTTGTTAAGCATTTTCAAATACTTAACGTCTCCGACAGGCTGATACGCACCCTTATGGGAAGGGACGACCGTCCTGACGATTTTACGCGCTTGCGCGTCGCCACAGGACAGGCAAAGCCTGTAGCCAAGGTCGTATCTGCGCTTTGGGATCGGATTTGTGCAGCGAGAACAAAGACAATTAGCCATCACAGAACCTCCCCTTCTCAGCTATGCGTGTATCCATCAGGCTCGATGCCGAGCCACATACCCCATAGGTTAATCATTACGCAGCCATAGGCTGGCTGAACGCGGCGTCGAAACTGGCGATAGGGCTGTTTCTTTTCATCCCTAAGCCACAGGCGATAGACAGATTTACGCTGTGCTTTCGTTAAGACAGTCATAGTCATCACAGAACCTCCCCATAGACGACACGAGCGGCGGCGGTGGCCGCGAAACCTTGGATAGCCAGTGATTTGAGAAAGCTGGTTGAGACCGGCGTGGGAGGGGTGTCAGTGAGGGAATAGGGACGAGCGTAGCTCTGATGGCGGGTGGTGGTTACGCTGTATCTGTCCTCATTGGCATACCAACGATTGGTTTGGCGCACCCATACGTAGATAGGGAAGTGACTTCCATAGCTATAAACCACGTAGGTGTTGGCGTCGACCCACCTACCGAATAGGGTTTTATTCTTATTCTCAAAGGGTTTAAGATTGGTTATGTATGTGCGGCATTGCTTGTTTGTGAGTCCTTTTTTGGTTTCCTCTACCATTGTCTTACCCTTTCTTTGTGTGTTCAACGCACAGTTTTGATCGTCTCACAAGTCGGCGCTTGTGTCAAGTTCACACAAGTTCAACGGGTTGCGGAGCGATGAAGGGCCGTCTCGGCGGCGACGAAGCGACGGCGGAGGGAGAGGGGAGAGGGCAAAATGTAAAGTTTAATTGTAGACGAAGGAGAGGAGAGCCACTGGGCAAAATGTAAGGTTTAATTGTAAACGGGAGAGAGGGAGAGGAAAATGTAAAGTTTGCTTGTGCAAAAAGTGAGAACACACTCAGAACATTGAGATTTGCACAGGGTAAAATGTAAAGTTCCAAAATGGTCAAAAACGCTGAAAATGTAAAGTTAGGCGGAACAAACCATGAAAACAGGGGTAAATAATCTAAAAATTGTGGCAATAATCTGGCGATAATCTAAAATGGATCGTTGAAAGTCGTTAGAAATCAATATTAATATAAAAAATCCAAGTTTCTTTTGTAGGAGTCACCAAAAAATAAAAATTTTTGGGGTGGGGGAGGGCGGCGCGTTTTTGCCATGGGAGAGATTTTTATTTTTGTGGAGTCAAAGACACCAATTTCTCTGTATTTGTAATAATATTTATATTAACACTTATATATATATATAAAGAAAACAACCACTTATGGATTTGAAATGTAAAGTTACGACCGTTTGGGGCGTGTAAGGCCAATTCTGGATCATCCCAAAAAAAATTGGATTGTTAGCTTATCGTAATAAAATCAACAACTTGCGCCCGGTAACACTTGGGTAGCATTTTCGACTGGTTTTCGGGAGCGCCCGGTAACACTTGAGTGATATGAATGACGACAAAAATCAAAGTCAAAGCTATTACCATTAGGGAAAATAATCCTAATCTAAATCTGAACCATTAGCTTGCGCTTGACCATTAGCTAAGTCTTGACCGTTCGGAGAGGATCGACGCCTTGCGCCGGGGCAGGGTCGCATCGGGTATGGGGTAGGCGCTAGAACGGATAGGGAGCGGCGCAGGGAGTGATTTAGAACCGGGGTGCTACTACCCTACCAGAAAATAAACAGGCTATTCCTGAGCCTTCCTAGCCAATCCCATGAATGTAAACAAGCGGATAAAGAAAAGGCCGGGAAAATCCCGGCCTAGCTATTAGAAAAGATATTGTGCAACGACTGTCATTGCTAGTGCGACAGCCAATAATTCAAGCTCGTGTAGCATTTTCAGCCCCTTTCAGGTTAAACCCGTATTTTTCCACCAGTGCCTTGGAAACAGCGCGTTTCCGCTTGGCATAAACGCCCACCAGAATTGTGCGGCTCTTGCCCTTGTAATGGCGAACGATTGCGATTTCGTTAATTTTTTGCATGGTAGGCTCTTGAAAACGAGAAAAGAAAGGGATAGGCTATCGCCTATCCCTCAAGGAACCGGATTTACTCACCCTTTTTGGACAGGGCGGTTTCGTTTTGAGTAATAAACGCTTTAATGATTTCAGCGTTTTCCAGAATAGCTTCTATCTGATTGCGATAGAAGGAAAAAGGGTACCGGGACAGGCCATAAACGCAAAGATTGCCCTTACCAGAAGGCGACATCTTAACCGTAAACCTATTGGCAGGGGACGCCTTAGCAGTTTTCAGGGCAGCGTTTTCAGCCTGTAGACGTTTAATCATCTCAAACAGTTGCTCATTGCTAACAGCCTGAGCCGGGGCGGTTTTCTTAGAAGCGATAGCCATTGTTATTACCTTTCCATTGCCTAACCCGTCGGAAAAGCCCGGCGAGTTGTGTCCATTATGCACAAATGATTCGGCCTGTCAACTCGCTGCAATATCAATAGGTTATGCCTTAAACTCTGCCGTAGCATCGACCCCTATATTGAATGACAACAAATCACTTATTTATATGGCAACAGAGAAGGGTAGCCACCCCCACCCCACATGGACTGACGAACGCGAGGCCCATCCCCAGTGTAGTATTCTTCGTAAAGCACAGCCCATTTTTACTAACCGGGGGGATTGACACAAACAATCCATAGTAGTACACCCGGTACATGCAAAAAGCCGCACCCCCAAATTTTCAAACCGTGTTTCGGTACGACTACGAACATGGCAAATTAATTCGCATACGCACGGGGCAATGTGTTTACATTCGATATAAACTTAAAAAGCGGGCAGCGCGCCCTTACGGAGAAGTTGAACATAATGGCAAGCGATACGCAGTTCACAGGGTAGTATGGGCTGTCGTAATGGGTGCTTGGCCAACTGGCGATATAGACCACATAAACCGAGATACGACGGACAATAGAATAGAAAACCTGCGACTAGCCACGCCGAACTTAAATGCTCGTAATAAAACTAAGGCTAAAAATAATACCAGTGGGCATAATGGGATTGACCGCAATGCTGGAAAATGGCGAGTTCGCGTAGGTAGCGGAGAGAAGTCTGTTTTTGGTGGGCGCTACGACGATTTGGATTTAGCGATAAAAATACGAGATACTCTATACGAGGCATTAGGCTTTACAGACGACCATGGGGCTTAGACTTCCGCCCCCTTGCTATCACCCCGATCCCAGTTTACTTTCTCCACATGGCTCTTGCATACGATTCCACACGCTGGACGAACCGACTGGCTTTTGACATTGCGCTCAGACTTGAGGGCAGTGGTGAAGAGGTCGATGAAATTTTGGACCGACACAGCATCACGACGATAGACTTGTTGTCATTCAACAAGGACCCGATCTTCCTCAAGAAGGTGGAGAGTTATCGGGAAGAGATTCGGGACAAAGGGATTCTCTTCAAGACCAAAGCGCGGTTACAGGCTGAAGAGCTTCTCACAACGTCTTGGTTGTTAATCCACAACCCCGACGTAAGCGCAGCGGTCAAAGCGGACCTCATCAAGTCCACGGTGAAGTGGGCTGGTCTGGAGCCGAAGAATGAACCAGTGGATTCCGGCGCGGCTGGCGGCGTGCGCATAATGATAAATCTCGGGGGTCAGGAGCTTGGAAGTGCAAGGCTTATCGACGTTGACGCAGAGACTACTTCAGACTCTGGGATTGAGGCCGAGGCCAGCGACATTTGACTTTACGAGTCTGAGCGAAGCGACTCTGATGGAGAAGTTGTTGACAATCCAGAAGCTGTCCTATCAGACGAAGATCATTAAGAACAGGCGCGCAGGCGTGACCTATCGGGTCACTGTGCTGGATCAGACCAATGGCTCTTGATATTAATTATACGCCCCCGCCGACGGGGGTGAAGTTCATGGCGTCGGACGCCAAGATGCGCGTTCTGCTCGGGCCAGTGGGTAGTGGCAAGTCTGTCACCTGTTCGTTTGAGGTTATCCGTCGGGCGTCCATGCAGGAGCCGAATCAGCAGGGAGTACGCAAGACACGGTTCGCTGTGGTGCGTGAAACGGCCAGACAGCTTCAGGATACGACGATCAAGACGTTCCTCGATTGGTTCCCACCGGGGGTGTGCGGCGACTATATGCGGACGACCAAGACGTACTTCTTCAAAGTGGGCGATGTCGAGAGTGAGATTATGTTCCGTGCGCTGGACGACGCGGACGATGTGGCGAACCTCAACTCGTTGGAGCTTACCGGGGCGTGGTTTAACGAGTGCCGCGACATCCACCCGGACATTGTAGATGCAATGTCTAAACGCATTGGACGTTTCCCATCCAAGAAAGACGGCGGACCCACATGGCACGGGATGTGGGGAGACACCAACCCGCCGACGATGGACACTTGGTGGTACTACCAGCTTGAGCATCTTAGCCCTGTGGATGGGGTTAGCTTCAACGACAACGGATGGGATGTGTTCAAGCAGCCGTCCGGCAGGAGTCCATATGCTGAGAACATCGAGAACCTACCCGATGGATACTACGACATTCAGGGAAGGTCTGATGAGTATATCCGCGTGTACATCGACGGAGAGTACGGACTCTCCAGTTCAGGTCTACCTGTTTACAAATATTTTCGGCCAGACTATCATATGGCCACTTCTAAATTGCGATACATTGTCAACGGAGTTCGTCCAATCGTTGTTGGGATGGACCTTGGACTCACACCTGCCGCCGTCATTGGACAGCAAGACCCGCGCGGGCGCGCACTGATATTGGCTGAAGCGGTCAGCTTCGACATGGGTGTGCAACGGTTCATGCGCACAGTTCTCAAGCCCATGCTCTACGAGCAGTTTCCCGGCGCTCCCGTCATCATCGTCACCGACCCCGCTGGCACCCAGAGAGCGCAGACCGACGAGCGCAGCGCCGTGGACATCATCAAGGCCGAGGGGTTCAAGGTCATGCCTGCGCGGACCAACTCGGTGGCGGCGCGCATCAACGCGGTCGATGACTACCTCATGCGGCAGGTGGACGGAGACCCAGCCTTCCTCGTTGACCCCCGATGCACACATCTCAAGGCGGCGATGATGGGTGGGTATCGCTACAAGCCCAAGGGTGATGGGGTCATTGATAAGAACAACCACTCCCATGTGGCCGAGGCGCTGCAGTATCTTATGCTTCATATTGCGCAAGTTGCTGATGGCGGGACCGTTCTGGCCAGACGAGAGGTTAAGCCGATGTCCGCCGTGGGCTGGACATGAGTTTATCCACATGGTAAACAGGCTGCGGAAGACCTCCCACGGCTTTCCATTGCCTCTAGACTTGACCCCCCGGTGGCTTATCCCTTTCGCTACCGGGGGTTTTTCTGTGCTTGCACAACAGGATGACATAGGATAGAGTCTGCGCAGGCCGGTCTCTAGAGGTGCCTTATGGCTGATATTTCTCCTGTCCGTTCAATTGTAGACGGCGTCCCTACGTTGCGCTGGGACGATGTGTCTACATCGACAGACACCCCGCTTAAGTTCGCCATCACTGAACAATGGGGTCTCGCTGGTTGCGTCCAAGCCACAGGCACGTTTGGTGGCGCTTCTGTCGCGCTCGTGATGAGCAACGATGGAACGAATTGGGCTAGTGTCAAAGATTTACAGGGGGCTACGATAGCCCTTACTGACGCAACGTCGATTTCCGAATTTACTTGCTCAGCAGCGTATATAAAACCAGCAGTTACCGGCGGGACTGGCGATAATATTGATATTATTGTTGTTCTGCGCGGTCTATACTGATGAGGGTGTATCGGGCATTTGCAATGTTCATTAGGCGGCGCAGGCGGATAACCTCGTTTGCCCCGACGACTGATGGGCTTTTACTAGAAGACGGTGTATCTTTTCTCCTCATGGAGAACGGCGACACTATCCTTCTTGAGTCATAATAGGCGCTAATCATGAGTAAACAGGTTCAGCATCGTCGTGGAACGACAGCCCAACATGCAGCGTTTACGGGCGCTGTTGGTGAGATTACTGTTGACACAGATAAAGATGTTGTTGTCGTCCATGATGGCGCTACTATCGGCGGCTTTCCGCAGCTATCTCAGGCGCAGTTACCGCTTCGCGGTAAATCTACGATTGCTGCCCTGAGAGCATTAACGCCGACTACAGAGTATAATGTTCTTGTTAGCGGGTATTATACTAATGGTGATGGCGGCGGCGGATTGTTCTACGCCGTCTCTGGCGGGTCTTATACTGATAATGGCGGAACGATCATCACGACTGGACTTGGCGTTACTGCGTCGTCCGCATGGCTACGTGTGGTTGAGGGTTCTGTAAGCGTTAAGGCTTTCGGCGCTAAAGGTAACGGAGGCGACGATGATACATCTCGTCTTCAGGCAGCATTCACTGTGTTGAGGGATGTATATTTCCCATCCGGTACATATGTTGTTAGCAACACGATTAGCACGCTTGCAGACACAAAGATTACAGCGCATCCCAGTGCCGTAGTATCTACTAGCTTAAACTTCCAGCTTTTTAGCGCCGCTGGGTCACTGACTGTAGTGGGTCTGACGATGACTCGCCCCGCTGCTGCACAAAACACGTTCTGGAAAGCCATAACGCTCGATAATGGAAATACTACACCCGCTGATTCTAGGGTGATTGTTCGGGATTGTGTGATTACAAACTTCGATATCGGAGTATATTGTGACGGCGGTACGTCGCAAAAAGTGATCTATGTAGAAGTATCAGGGTGCCGAATCGTTTCCAACCCACTATGTACAGGTGCGTCTGTATCAATTATACCCACTATCAATGTTAATAACTGTGGGCTTTTAGTTGTAAAAGATAATCCATTATTGGATGCGTCCGATAGAACTAATCCAGTTAATAATATATACTGCATAGGAACAAAAAGAGTAATTGTAGAGAATAATTACATTTAT